CGGCTGTCCAGTATTTATTCATCGCGGATAGTCGTGATGCGATAGTGCAGGCTCGGAAATGAAACCGCCGAACCACTTAATTTAAGGAGATTAAATCATGGCACTTTCTCAAGACGCAAAGAACCGTTTGGCGGTTGCGCTGACCAGCCTTAATGCTGCAACAGAAGTCATCGCCGCTCTGAGCACTACCCTTGGCAGTCCGGCAGCAACGACCGCTGTTATCGCTGCATCAACAAACATTCCTGCAGCAGCTTGCGCCGGTGCGGCCACTCCATCAGCCACCCAAGTCAATGCCGCGATTGACGCCTGCAATGCTGTTACCGAGGCGCGTCTGGATACCATCGAGGCCAAAGTGAACGCCATCATCACGGCGCTCAAGGGTGCGAGCCTGATGGCTCCGTAATTACGACCGGTTGACGCCAGCTTCGCTTGAAGACTGCGTGACGATGTTTGGTCGGTGTGGAGGGGGCGGACTTCGGTTCGCCCTTTTCTTTTTCACTCAAAACAGTTGACGGTGTTCCGGCGCGCGGTTATGATGCACGCCTTGTTGACGTACTTGTGGTGGAAACTTCGTTTTTGAGTCGTTGTGAAACGCCGATTAAATGATTTTGAAGCTTGCAGATGGTCTGGCAGATTGAGCAGGGCGACCCTTAAAAAGTCGCCCTGCTCTTTTTGTGCATCCTGTTAGGTGATTCTGGATGGTGACCGCTTCTTTGCATGGCTCAAGCATCGCCACTGGTATCTGCCGTTCGCCAGCCGTACCTGTTTGACGGCAGGTAACTGACACCCGACGTTCTGGCAGGCACGGTTTGGTGGTGGGTTAGATGGTGTCAAGGTAGCGGTTCAGTGCGTTGCGCACGATGTGCGGTGCGAAGTGCTCTGTCAGGCGCATTCCATTCATGATGTCGAAGACGGCGTTCTCAGCAGCCACGCTGATGCGCGTGTTGATGAGTTCCTCGGGCGGTGCGGCTTGAGGTTGTTGTGCATCCTCGACTGTTGCCTTGACGACTTGTGTTATTGCTGTTGTCTTGCGCTTCATGGTCTTTCCCTTCGGTGGTTAAAAATCAATCCTCATCCTCTTCATTGAAAATGCGGCGCTCGATTCCGCGCAGCACATTCTCCTGCTTTTCCGACAGTCCGCTTTGTTTGCGCACGCTCGGGATGAATTCGAACTTCTCCCATGACGACAAGTCTGCTGGGACGGCTTCAGCTAGGATGCGCTTGACTCGGGCTTCAGGGGTCATGGCTGCACATCCTTTCGTTGCCGTTTTGTCGGTACGACCAAAGCGCCTTTCGGCATTGGAATGTGTTCGTTTGAAGCGAGCAGGCGCGCCTTATTTATGTTCTTTGTCCATTTGTACCTGTAACCAATAACCGGCGCATAACTGTGCCCGACCATATATTTTTTTCGGTACATGACCACACTGAATTGTTCTTTCATGGTTTCCCCACTCTCTTCTTTGCTTTACGTTCGCGCTTCGCTTGAGCCTTTGCCAGTGTTATGGCGTCTTTTTGACGCCGTCTTGATTGCAAAGGCTCATCCACAGGTTGTGGTGGTCGCCGTTGTTCATCTTCAATAACTGGAAAATTTGTGCCAGTTGCCAGCATGGTTGCAGCGAGTAGGAGTCTGATGTTCGGTTTCACGGTTTCGCCCTCTTTGCCATCTTGCGTTGACGCTTCTCTTCTGCAGCAGCCAGCAGTGCATCATCATCCCTCATGTTCTCAGAGTGGTACTTTGCATCTCGGATGGTCTTTTGCATGCCCTTCCCGTAGGCCACCTCGCGCATGTGCGTCAGCGCGGTGCCGTCAATTTTGCTGTTCGCCACCACTTTCTTTACGCGTTGACTGGCCATTGCTTTATCTCACTTCCATTAAATAAACATCCACCGGCATCGCTTGACGTGCCACCCCATTGTTTAAAGAACGCCGGTACTCCCTGCTCGCGGCATTGTGCCAGCACACGACCAGCCCAGTCATGGTTCATTGCCCTAAACCCCGGCCCACTCTCCCCGCCAACAATCACCCAACCTATGCCGGTCAGGTCAATCTCTCCCAAGTCTTCGAGCAGTGGCTCGATTGAAAGGAAGCGCACCTTGGCTGGTATCTCACGGAGTTGGTCAATCCGGCGCAGGCCGCTTCGCTTGTTCTCGACCGTGGTGCCGAGCCAGACGTTGCCATAACCTGCACCCCAATTGTCCGGCAGCATCTTGATGATGTTGCTCGGGCGCTTTGTCAGGAGTTGCCAGTCAAGGCATTGAGTCAGTTTTATCGTTTGCCACAGTGGCTCGCGCCATTCTGCCGTCACGTTCTTATCGAAGAAGTCCATCAGCGACCCGCAGAACACTTTATGGCGCACACCGGTTTCGATTGCTTTCCTGTTCCAACGGAGCGGATTGTTTCGGTTGTATTCTGTTGTCCGGCGTGGCTTGAGGAAGTCCTCACCGAACCGTGTTGCTCTGGCGGCTGCGTAGCAATGGTCGCACCCAGCGCCAGCGGTAGAGCTGCAGCCGACCCATTCGTTGTGTGTGTGGTCAGTCCATGCGATGCCTGTTTTTTCAGCCATGCTTATTCTCCAATGCATAATTGATTGCGGCGTTAATCTGCCCACCGAATGTGTCTGCTTCCCATTCGTGCAGGTATGAGTCCGAGTCTGGCGTGTACAGCTTAACGATGCCAGCACCCTGCTCGATTTCGATGCTGATGTCGTACCTCTCTGGCAGGTCTTTCGCAGCGCGCTCGATTGCGGCACCTGTTTCGGCGTTGCTTGCCTGAGCAGTCAGCATGTCGCGCGCCTCAATAAGCAGGAGCGATGTTTCCCTGTTTTGAATATGTGGCGCAAGTTGCCGAATATGTTGTTCCAGTCTGTCGCGTAGCTTTATCATGCCAGTATCTCCAGCACTTCATCGGTCTTAGCTGTCTCAATAAACAGCCAGCGACCATCTACTTCAATGACCAGCCCGTGTCCAATTCCTTTAGCCGTCTCACCAGCTACAAGGATTGCCGTTGACTCGCGCATGGCCTTGAGTAATTCCTGACGCGGCCAGTCGAATCCAATCATCATGCCTGCGCCGGGATTGCTGAAGGTATGGATGTCATCGCCATCCGGAAGACACTTTTCAGCCTGTTCAAAGGTGAGTGTATCTTTGCTCATATCAACTCCCAATCCTTAGCCAGAATGTCAGTCTGGCTTGCCAGCCACGGGACGACCTTATCATCGGCAGTCTTCATGTCTAGATGGGGGCTGTATTTGATGACCGTTCCCGCTGGGTAAATTCCCAACAGGGGCGCGCGGTTGACTTCAAACGTGGAGCCTTGGACAAGGAAGATGAACATCCCTTTGCCGTTCCATCCGCGCCGCTGTACCTTGTGCCCCGTCTCCAGTAGCTCTAATGCTTGACCAAAATTCATAGTGTTTCTCCTTTGGGGTGGTATTGTGCTTTGCCTCTTTGGAAATAGCAACCGCTAGGCAGAGCGGCTTGAAATAATGCCCACAGGCTTGCGACAATGGGGCTACGGCTGCTTTCCGCTACTTGGCCTGTATTACCGTATTACCGGCCTTTTGGCAGTCGATGCACGTGCATGGCACTCCACCCTTTTTCATGGCTATGCCGCGCCGGTACTCTTCGTTCGCTTTTTCAAGTGAGATGCGCCCCTCGACAAATAAGCGGGTGAACCGTGCGATGTCGTTGTGATAACCGGCCACCCGCATCAAAACGAGGCGGTCTTTGCGAGTATCACCGAGCATCTGTCTTGCTTCGCTCCGCAACCATCGCGTCTGCGAAACCGTAGGCGCGCTCCGCAGCTTGGAATCCGTACTGCACCACATCGGTTTCTGATGCGAGCATTCCCTGCAGCGCCTTGGCTGCGAAATAATCACGCAGGCTCATGCCGCTCTGTTCGTTCTTTATGAATTGCCCGTTGACGTTCTTTTCTGCGCTACTCGGGAATGCCTGACCACCATCTTGATTACTCATCTCACCCTCTCTTAAACATAGAAAAAACAACAAAAGAAAAACCGATACCAATAAACACAACTACGACCAGTGTGAACATGAGTTTTGCGCCTAGAGTCTCAGATTCAAGCATTGAATCCAGCCAGTCTTTTTCTCGGGTTGCTGGCTTGGCTGCTTTGAAGTGGCGCATGCTTGGGAGTCCATTATCTGGTGATGTGCATTCAAAACACGGCAGCGCGTCAGCCGGTTCGTTGAGGTGAATGCATGTATGGCAGCAGTAATGTTTGGCGTCTGATTTCATGGTGCGCACGATAGCCTTTGCTATTTATCCTGTCAACTATTGCGTGTCAATAATTATTGGTTTAACTCTATGCCGAGCAGCTTCGCGGCTTGTTCGATGTCTGCGACGCTTACGCCTGATGGGGAAGTCCATCCCATTTTGTTTTTTAACAGAATCCATTGTTCTTGCTTGAATATGGTTTGCAAGTAGTGTTCTTTACTCGGGAAGCATGCGCCAGGTGAGCTGAAATTTTTTCCATCCATGAGCCATTTGTCTGAACTAATATCTATCAGTTCGTGGTTTGATAATTCAGCCCACTTGCGTCCGACCTTTATGATGGTTGCCTTATTGCCGCGATGGGCGTAATGGATGGCATACCAATGCACATACACTTCCATTCCGACGACTGGTTTTGGGTAAGGGCTGAGGCTCATTGAGCCACCTCTTCGAATGTGCAAAAAGTGCGGCGCACTGTGATGGTTTCACCGACGTATGCTTCGTTCATTTCGAGCAATGCCTGCGCCTTGCCATCGGAGATTTCGATTTTCACCCATTCCCCGTCGTTGCTCACTAACTTGCCGATGAATTTACCTTTACGTGAGTGATTTACTTTGTATGTCTTGTTGACTTCGATGTTTTTTGCGATGGTCATGATTGTCTCCTTATATTACGAACTGTGTTTAGAGCCTGCTTGTTGGTGTGCTCGGGTCAATCTTTGCCAGCTTGTCCATGATGTCGTTGAACTTGTCGGCGTGGCTGCGCGCCAGTGCGCTTACATGGTCTGCGAGCGCTCTACCGCAGCTCATCCCTTCGACGGTATTCTGGTAGGCTATGTAATGCTGCCGCGCCAGTGATTTAAGTCTGGCGATTCTGAGTGTGTTAATCATCGCTGTCATCCGGTGCGGCTTGGATTACGGCCAGCTTGGCATCGAGGCCGCTGATGTCGACTTCCATGCCGAGTTCGCACAGCATGTTGGCGGCGGTTTCGAGCAGGTTCTTTCGTGCCCGAGCCTCATTCTTGCCGAGCTTGTCGTTCACGTGCTCCTCGCAATCCTCGATGTCGTTTGATGTATTCTGCCAGCGGCAGTGGCCCATGTTGCTCATGTCATCCTCCTATACTTGATAAATGTTGCACTTCGCAAATTCCACGATGTCGTTACAAGACAGCCCGTGGTGTTTGGTTTCCACGAGGTCGTTGTTCACAACGCCGGTGAGATTTTGACCGTCTATGTGCGTGACTTGCACCCAGAACCGCTCTTTGTTGTTTGCGCAAACCTTGACGTAGTCGCCGACCTTGATTCTGTTCAGTGCCACCTTGCTCGGGGCATCGAATGTGTCAGGGTGGATGAGCGCCATGTGTTGGGCATCCACAAATTCGTGCGCCGGTTTGAATTTTCCGCTGTCAAATTCGCGGATGAACTTGAGCATCACACTTCCGGCCTTGAAGGCGTCGCATCCTTGATTGTCTACGAATTGACGGTGCGCATTGAGTGCGTGCCCGAGCCGTTCGTAGACTGGACAATCGCTGTCGCAGGATGCGTGGACGCGGTCGCAGATGTCGTAAAGGTCGGCGGCGATTTCATCGTCGGTCGGCAATTTGCCCTTGATGACTGTATCTAGGATGCTCATGTTATTCCCCTCTCGCTTTTACGATTGCTGCGCGTGCGGCGTGTGCGAAGGCTTCGCAAATCACCGCCTCCCCCATGTACGCACCGTTGTTGCCTGAGTCATGCGCGTTGAGGATGTTTGTCAGGACGTCCAGCAAATCTGGAGCGGCGCACAAAAGATTCAAGGCTGCATCCGTCACCTTCGCCGCTCTGGGTGTACCGATGATGCTGTTATAGGGAGTCTGTTTCTCACCGGCATGTACCGAAATGCTGCCGTCGTCGTATCTTGTCCAGTTCCATGAGGTTGTCATTTTGCTTTCCTTTGGTGGTTGTTTTGTTCGATGACTGCACACTATTACAGCTCTAAATAAATAGCAACTGCTATATTTAAGCAGGGATGCAATCGTGACGGCATACTGGAATCTGCTGTGGCAGTTCCGGTGTCATGTCCGCGCCATATCGGGGATGATGTCAGCGTGCAGGCGCGGCTGATACTTTACTGTACGCACTCCTCAACTCACGGGTCGGTGGTGCAATATGGCGGGGGAATAAGGGCGACGCCGACCGCCCCCCTCATTCTTTTGGTCGTGATGCCACAATCATTCCCATGAGCCAAGCCGATAAAAATACCGCCTTTGACCCCAAAGCCACCCCTGCAGAGCGCACTGAAGCGCTCGCAAACTTGCAGGCGCAATTCGCCCCCAAGTCTGAGGGTGGATTGGTTATGCCGCTGGGCGACCTTGCCAACATCGCCGCCGAGGTTCGCGGTCAGATGATTGAAATGGAAATGGCTAAGGCGAACGCTCAGACGAACGTCGTGCCGTTCCCTTCCCGAGCTGCCGTAAAAAAGAAAGAGGGCATGCAGTCGGTCTGGCTTGACGATATGCAAATATCCATCATGGGCGACTACTTTGAGCGCCCATCGCCGTTGTCCTACGATGCCATGCGCATGATGGTTGAACAGACGCCAGTGCTGAACGCTGTGGTGATGACTCGGGTGCGTCAAGTGCAGCGGTTCTGCCGTGTACAGGAGTCAGGCCGTGGGCCTGGCTTTGTCATCCGCCACCAAGACTCCAAGCATCAGCTCCAAAAGAGCGAGCAGGAGTCGGTCGACTTGCTGCAGCGCTTCTTTACCAATTGCGGATGGGAATTCAACCCGCGCCGCCGCCGCTTGCTCAAGCGCGACAACTTTGCAAACTTCATGGGGAAGTCTGTTCGTGATTCTCTGATTCTGGACTCCGCCCCCATTGAGACCGAGCTACGCCGCGACCGTGACCTCGGGATTGCCGGTCTATACGCCGTCGATGGTGCAACCATGCGCTTGTGCGCCGAGATGGGGTATCAAGGGGATGACGAGATTTTCTCGCTCCAAGTAATTCAGGGGCGCATCTGCACGGCCTACAGTCGGGATGATTTGATACTGGAGGCGCGCAACCCTCGCAGCGATGTCCTTTTGGCTGGATACGGCCTGTCAGAGGTCGAGTTGTTGGTGAAGGTGGTCACTGGGTTCCTGAATGCCATGACGCTCAACATGCGCGGCTTCAGCGATAACTCCCTACCCCGTGGCGTGATGCACTTGACCGGCAACTATTCGCAGGAGGATTTGGTTGCGTTCAGGCGCTACTGGAATTCGATGGTGAAAGGCATCAACAATCAGTGGTCGGTGCCGGTGCTGGTTTCAAAAGACCAAGAGTCAAAGGCCAGCTTCGAGAATTTCGGCGTTCAATTTGATGAGATGTACTTCTCGAAATGGATGACGTTCCTGACTTCCATGATTTGTGCGGTCTACGGAATGTCGCCGGACGAGATAAACTTCGAATCATTCAGTGCGAGCAAGTCTTCGTTGTCCGGCAACGACACAGCAGAAAAGCTGGCCGACTCCAAGGACAAGGGATTGCGCCCTTTGTTGTCGTATTACGAAACCCTGCTTTCAGATTACGTCGTGTCTTCGTTCGGCGACCAGTATTGCTTCCGCTGGACAGGACTTGACGATGCCGACGAGGCAATGCGCAACGAGCGCGCCAAGCTCACGCTCACTGTTGACGAAATGCGCGCCGAGGACGGGCGCGAAAAGATGGATTCAGACTTGGGTACCGCCCCGCTTAATCCATCACTTGTCGGCCCTTGGATGCAAATGATGCAAGCCAAGCAGCCACAAGACTTCGGGCAACCGGAAGGTGAAGAAGGTGGTCAAGACCCACAAGGAGGCGGCGATGACCAAGGCAAACAGCAACAAAATTCAAATGATGACGCCGCAAATGGTGATGGAAAGCAGGCGGAGGAACAGGGTTCTGGCTCCGCCGAGCCTGCCGGTGACGAGGGAGAGCCTGCATCAGCACCAAAAGAGGAAGAGCAGCAGGACGAGCCACTAAAGAAGGCGCTGGACTTCGGCACGCCGTTGCGCACTATTTATGTTCTGGGGGAGTGATGGACAATCCAAAACTCAAGCCGGTCAAACTCACATCAGTTCCAAGCGGAGGCAACAATGGCGGTGATGAACAGCCACGCCCGATGGTCGCCAACGACGACCACATTTACTTCTCCACTGACGCAGGGGCACACCACGGGAAGGTCGTGGCCATCGGACAGCACGGATGCACATGCGACGACGCTGACGGAAAGCGGCATGAGGTTCTTTGGGATAGCGTTCTCGGGCACAAAAAGAGAGCTGACAAGAGGCTCGTTATTGTGGACAAGGGAGAGGATGGATTCATTGCCAAAAACGAGGACGGAAAACTCGTCTTTGTTCGCGGCGAGGTCGGTGATGCAGAGCATCCTGAAAATACCGCCCCACCCGCAGAGGAATCAAAACTTCATAAAGCACAGGTCATCTCGGAGCTGGCGAAGGCAGGGTTTGAGCCGATGCTCGACTACGTTCGCGCCGAGTTCGGTGACCACTTCGTCTACAAACCACCGGTAGAGACCGACCTGCGCAAATCCCTTGACGGCATGTTGGCCACGCAGTCGGCGCAGGCTCAGGGTCTGGCTGCTGCTGTTTCAATGCTGGCGGACAAGGTTTCGGCATCAGAGAAGTTGACCAAGGCTTTGCTGTTGGAGTTGTCTGAGTCTCGCAAGGCAAAGCAGGCCAGCTTGCCGTTGGAATAATGGGTTGTTGTCGTGACGGTACACTGATGCCGTAGTTTGATTGATATTCGATAAAGGAGCAGACATGCAAAACGTACTAATTACCAATGGCGGCCCGCACTCTGCCGCAAAGTGGGCGGAAGCGACTGCTTCGCATATCGTGGACATCGCTGACCACGTAAGTGGCGAGCGCCGTGGCGCGGCCATCAAGCTGCAGGCCGCAATCATCGACATTCTGGAAGGGCATCATGTTTGCATACAGGATGGCGAGCGTGCCGCAATCAAGGAACACAAGCACGACCGCCTGAATCACGATGTCGACCCAGAGCACCATGTCACGGTCGAGCATGTGGTGAACGACATCATCGCTGCAGCCAAAGGCACGGAGTGGGAGTCTGATTTCGCCAATCCTGACATGGCCGGTCATTTGACCGTGTTGCTGAACCAGCACTTTTCTACCTCGATAAACATCGAGCGCAGCTGGCACGCCGACCGCAATCCTGACGCGCCTGAATCGAAGGCGTTCCATGCGCGTCATAATCTGAGACCTGTTGCGGAAGAAGGGGGTGCATCATGAGCGTAACTACCGCAATGCCCACCAGTTTCAAAGCCGAGCTGATGCAGGCTCTGCACAATTTCACCATAACATCTGGGAACGATTTCCGTATTGCGCTGATGATTGCCACCACCACCGGCACCCATGACGCAACTCAGACAAATTACACAGCAGGCACAGGCACGCCTTCTGTTTCAAATTTGGGTACGGACGAACTTCCCACGGCGACCGGCTACACTCAGGGCGGCTACGACATCACGGCAGCGAATAACATCACGCCGCTGACGTCCGGCACAACTGCGTACACCACGCCCGGCATCAACCCGAGCTGGACTTCGGCAACCTTCACCACTTCTGGTTGTTTGATGTACAACTTCACGAACGGAACTCGCGCGGTTTATGTTGGTTCGTTCGGTGGTTCGCAGACGGTGACTGGCGGTACTTTCACCATCCTGATGCCAACAAACAACAGCACCACAGGCCTGTTGCGCATCGCTTAATAAGGGGAGCGGCCACCGGCTCACGCTGGTGGTCGTTTTATTGCGTAAAGGAGGAAGATAATGTCTCAAGAAACCATCGTAATGGGCGCAACGGATGGCCCGACGCTCACGGCAGCAGCCCGTGCATCCTGTATTCCAACGGCGAACCGTGTTGTGTTGCCGAATAACTTTTTCTATATCGGTCGGGCAATCAAGTTTGTGCTGTCCGGTCGTATCTCATGCGCAGTAACTACGCCGGGCACCGCTCGCTACGATATTTGCATGGGCAGTGCTGGCACGACCATTGTGTACGACACACTGGCGATGAACTTGAACATCGTAGCCAAGACCGCTGTATCGTGGATTCTGGAAGTGTTGCTGGTATGCCGTGCGGTTGGTGCGACAACCACAACGACCTTCTTTCCGCGCGGGCAGTGGTCAAGTGAAGCGGTTATTGGCTCTCCGGTGCAAACCGTTGGTGGAACTGGTTCGTTCACAACGCCACTCGCAGGCACTCCGGCTGTTGGTGCTGGCATGGATAACACTGCTGCATCAGCGCTCGATGTGTTCTTCACGCAGACAGTTGCAACTGGCAGCATGACCGTGCATAATTATCAGTGCGACGTTCTTAACTGAACAAAATCAATAAGTTATGAACTCAGTCATCTACGCTCTGTGCGAACCGACTACCGGAGAAATCCGGTATATCGGCAAGACTGCGATTAAACCAAGTCGCCGTTTGGTACAGCACATATCGCTCGCCGAGACAGGCTTTAAGTCGCACTTGCATTGCTGGCTGCGTTCGCTAAAGGAACGTCCGGTAATGCGAGAACTTTGCACTGTGCCGCGTGAGGATGACTCTGAAATGGAAATGCTGGTTATTGCCGAACTACGCGCAAGCGGTTATCGGCTTACCAATACAACGGCAGGCGGTGATGGTTTCCGTGGTGTAGGTAGGACGAAAGAGCATAACCAGAAGATTGCCGATGCGCTGCGCGGGAGCAAGCACAGCCCTGAACGATGTGCGGCTATATCTGCTGCAAGAGCAGGAAAAGGCCATGCACATACAGATGAGAGCAGAGCAAAGATTGGTGCGGCGCATAAAGGACGGGTGTTTTCTGCTGAAACAAAGGCTAAAATGGCTGACTCTGCAAGCAAGAGAGCGCCATCGAAACGCTCTCCAGAAACGCGCGAAAAGATGCGCCAAGCCGCACTTCGCAGAGGAAAGCAATAATGGAAGCATGTCGTGTAGTGATGACGCTCACGGACGCTGGTGTAATAGATGTCGGCGCTCCAATGAAGCATAAGCCGCTTTGCTACGAAATACTGGCAGACGCGGCTCGCGTCATTGAGGCAACACCCGAGCAGCACTTCCGACTTGGCATTCGCACATTGACTATTGTGATGGGGCAGAATGGCGTGGTCGATGTCGCTGCCCCTCTCCCACCTCGCGTGCTATGTGTCAAAATGCTGGAAACAGCGAAGCACATCATCGAACGCTTTGACGACGAAAGTGCGCCGGAAATGCGCCCATTCGCAGACGTCCTTATGGGGTGATGTATGCCCATACAATTCCCAACACAGCGCAAGCAGACTTTTCAAGAGCTGCAGTGGCTTAAGAGTAACACCAAGTGCTTCGACGCCGTTCCTGCTCCAAACTTT